TCTATAGATTCGGGCGGAAATGGGCCCTTGGGTCCATTCTGCGCCCTATCTTCTTGTCCGTTCACCCTGAACGCTCATCCCACTGACTAAGGCGCTAACCCGTTGCTCCTTCGGACAGGCAACGTGCCATGAGCGTAGCGATGGGAGCCATTGGATACTTAATCTAGCCCTCTCTGATCCTATTGATGATATGATTATAAGGGGTATTCGATTGGCCAACCATATGACCAAGTCGTACCGAAACAGGGACAAGAAGGGCCCATACTTGACTCGTTCGTTCAGAATACCCCTCTGGGCGAGCGTACAGATCGATCAGCACGCCATGCGGAACACAGGAGACAACAATAGCCAGGCGCTAGAGCTCATCATAGACGACTGGGCAGCTACGAAACGTGTTCGAGCGAAGTTCGGAGCCGAGATCGATGCCCTCATTCGCACGCTGGAGGCTGATTGAATGGACGAATGCATCCGCTCATGGTGCCGAACCAGGACACGTCAGAACCAATGCGCCAGGTGTCAACGCATGCATGGGAATCTTACGCCTGGGTACCGTCCTGCACATCTGAAACATTGGCCTTGCCGTTGTGCCAGCTGTGGTGATTGAATGCCAATCTGTATGGAAGAAAAATTATGGCGGTTGCAAACTTCAGAAGCACTCGCTGATAAGTGCGACCTGATGATGAAGTTCAACAAGCGAACTCGCACCTGGACATGCCCAGCGTGCGGGTACGCGTACACAATCCCCCCAGAGCAGCAATCCCTGAACGAATACACACGATAGTCCTAGACTACCGTTCCCCAACCCATCATGTATGGATTGATTTGGACTTTCCCTAATCCATACCAAAAGGGAATATCGACTGTTTGGGCTTTGGGACCGACGAGTTCCATCTTCTGAAGCGCCGCTGTATGAACACCTGCAATTACTGCTGCGGTCCCTACAACAGCGACAGTAACTCCCACTACGGGTGCTGCTATGGTGACACCCACTCCGATCCTCGTTGCCACCCTTATTGCTACAGGCCGGGTAGCTGCATAGGCCGGAACAACAACTCGACTCAATATACTGGCCCAACTTCCACGGGTGCCCTGAATCACACCCCGTCCCAATAATATCAGATGGTCGATCATCAAGCCCCGGCTCCATCGCGCCCTTAAGAGGTATGCTCCGGCGATGGTGTGCCATGGATGTCTTATTCCCCACATGACTCCCCACTTGATGGGAGTCAGGATAGTTATCTTCCCAACCGCCATTCAATCCACCGTCGGTTGAACTACGTACGATCGGCGCAGGCGCTCGATGTAGTGAAGGTCGGGTTCTTTGAGAATTAGAGTAGGGATGACTACCGCAGTAGGAGGGGAGGATATCTCATTACTCGGCCCTGGAGACAGCGCGCTATCAAGATGGATCGCCCTGGTAATGTAGAGTTTTTGCCCGGCCGTCGCTGAGCCGACTCCCCAACTAACTGAACGATGTAGTAGAGGATGAAAAGGAGATGTCCCTAGAGCGGTAATCGGGCCATAACTCATCGAGCGAGCATTCCCATAATGAATGTCCTGTAAGTCATAAGGAGCGCCAGTAGGAAGATCACCACTACCAACTAGGCCCGGAGCGACCCACATTCCAGAACCGCCGAACACACCATCGAAGGTAGCGTCTGTGATGTACTCTTGAGTTATCATATCCCATACTTGTAAAGTGCCTTGAGCATTGCTCGTCACGTAATCCCAATCACATCCTTCTTGGAATACCGGACCAACAGTGAAGAGTGTCTCTTGCTGTTCTACGATTCCAGATAGATCGAAATAACTTCGCCATACCGCCCAGTGGGTCGGATTCCCACTACTATTTGTTGCAGTGATAATCTCCCATCCACTCCCGACACCTGGATCAAAGATATATTCCGATCCGTCTACATCGATGCGAGCATGGGGAATGAGTTTCCGTAGCAAACGCTCTTTGGGTTCGATCTCTTTGGCCATTACTTCTTCCTCCTAGCTGCCTTGTGTGCCTTCTTCGCCAGGGCGGCGAAAGATGTTCGAGGATGCTTCTTCTTCAGACGCCGGTATTCCTTGGCATATCGCTTGTTGTACGCGCTCGCCTTGCGCTTCTTCTTGACTGGTTCGTATGCTCTCCTGGCTGTCTTGCGTTCTTCGCCCTTCGTGGTCCCCTTCGTGCCTAGGGATTCCCCACAATTCGGACAGTAGTTGGGCATCCCAACCGCCTCAGTTGTCGCTCGCCGTGCTCTGGATCGCAATCGCCATCCAGTCCTTCGTTGTGAGTTTGACGATGCGACACTTGATTCTGGCGACGCAGTACACTTGATGAGCGCCGATGTCAGAGTTGGACACTTGCACTGCCAGGTAAAGCGAATCGTTCACTACCATTCTGCTTTCATCCAGCTTGCCGAAGGAGTCAGGGTAGAAGTTGGCTGCGGTGGTCCCAATGTTGTTCGCCTGGTCGATGTTCAAGACTCCATCAGCGACGAGCGAGTTATCATCGGCTCGCACCATCAAGCCACCTGGGTTCAAGTCAGAGAGTTGTGCTTGGAATGCTCCGTTGTTGGCCAGCATCAGTGTGAGGTCGCCAGCATACCCATCTCCACGCTGCCACATGAAATCCACAGACTCGATTGCAATCGCCTGCTGATCACCTACGTCTACGTAGGCTCCCAGGTCAATCGTGCCCTGAACTATTGTTCCACTCAGAGATGCTATGGGAAACTCAACTGCTTCAGTCAGCCAGAACGATCCAGTCTTACTCGTTGCCATCGAGTACGCGTACTGGTCCTCGGTATATAATCTATAGATTCGGGCGGAAATGGGCCCTTGGGTCCATTCTGCGCCCTATCTTCTTGTCCGTTCACCCTGAACGCTCATCCCACTGACTAAGGCGCTA